AGGCGCATAGTTGGTTATGATGAATCGCACTTCCCTGAAACGTCTTGCGATCTTCGTGTAATTGACGAGTGGGTTGTAGCCCCCGAGGAGTTCATCCACTTCTTCATCTTGTAGGGCCCTGCCCACTTTCAGAATGATGTCGGTCGTCGGGTGATCGCCTTCACCGTAAATGCGAATACCTTTTCCCGGACGGCTGTTTTCGCACAGGGTGATGTTCGGTCCTCGGATTTTGATGTGGCTGTTGACCCTTGAGTCGTAGGATTTGACTTTCGCCGCTAACCGCACAATGTCAGGTAAGAGGCCTCTCTCGGTCACGAAGTTGTTAATGAACTGAGGTGAATGTTCTTGATCCCATGTCATTTCAACTTTGAGCACCTCATTGACGTACTTGAGGTTGGTCTCGAGAACGCCATCCTTCTTTCGAATGATGGAATCATCACCCTTGATGGCGATCATGTACTGACCATCCCGACACTCTTTCTCGGGCAATATCATGATTGCGATTATAAGACACAATAACGAATTGGAAAAGATGGTTGACGGTTGCCCACTATGCTGTTTGTGATCACCATCAAGATACGCGCCGTCGTAATTTCTCAGTCGCCATTTGCGACGCAAACCGGCGTAGACATTGATGATTTCTTCAGGCACACAACACTTGGTCATGAGCACTTCCTCCAAAAGGAGCGTCACCTCGGAGTGGCAGCTATCGAAGGCGCTTACATCACCGGCGAACCATCCGCCATGCATTTCGGACATAGTCTTAAAGAAATCATCGAAACTCTGTTCCGATCCGTTGTAAGCAAAAAGCGTAGGGTTGTTGCGTCCATCGTTAATCGTTTGTGTAACTTTCTCCTGCCAAGCTCGTATCCACGGAGCGATCATGAAATTGAGGTCCTTACTCCAGGCCGAGACGCCTTGCCCCGCTTTGTTTTTGTACATACCATTAATCCGCGGTTCGGGGTTATCGATATCTATCTCCGCGGTCTTAACCTTCGCTTGTGCTTTGAGGAAATGATTAACGTCCATCAGATGGTCGTCCGGTTCATTCTGCACCTGGTCCAGGGTCCCTTTCTTGTACATAGCCAGAATCATGTCCAACTTATGGGCCTGCAT